CCGAAAGGGATCTTAGTACTAGCCCCGTTTGGTAACAAACTGTGTTAGTGCCTTGCTAATAACCCCAACGGCGCCTTCGCTATCTTTAAATAGATAGGATCTAGCAAGCTGCCTCTTGATCAGGGGTGGTCCGTTTAGCTATTCACATAATATGTGATGCTGTGGCTTCTTCCTGAAGAAGAACTTAATTAGTAGGTGGAGATTCTGTCGCAGGTTTCCCTTTTGACAGGTGCTAGCACCTCCTGTTCATCAAAAACACTGAAAATACACAGTAGATCACCTTTACATTATATTATTGCTACTATTTTCACAATAACATTAATGCTGCGGCGATCGAAGACTTTTCAGAAAAAAGCGTGGATAACTCTACGTGAGTTATCACTCTTTTACCGATTGGTCATCTGGGTTTCGCAAACTGCTCAGTATGCTTCGGCCCTGATCCTTCTTAATGAACGAATTGTTCGATTAGTAAGGACCAATGGGTTTTGGATGACTTTCCAATACCTAAAGGAATCTTTACGATTGACAATTCGTGCCATTTCGGGATCTCCGGAGCCTAAGTCCTTTAATGATAAAGGGCCTAGGGTTTCGAGAGATTCCCATGGGCTTCCCACTATTATCCCATTATCTCTTAGACGTCTCTTACGAGACCCTAAGGCTAATGTGAATGTAGTGCGAGCCGTTCTGACACTGATGTCTTGTTTTAGAACTTTTGCAACGCCTGTGAAGCCCGATTTGGGGACTATAATAAATCCCTTCACCGGTCTTTGCCGTACTCTCCCTAAGGAGAATATCGTTAAAGCGTTGCGGAGTCTTAGAGTAAGAGCATCGGTTGGATCCTTTAAAGGGTTCATATCAGAATCTGCCGGTCCAAATTCTCATGTTGCTACTTGGGGTGCTGGTATAGATGCATTAGCATTTATCCATTATCCTAAGCAGCTTGTGAGTTTCGTGCGCTTAGCGTTATTAACTAAGTCGTACGGTTATTTGTGCCAATTCATAGTTTTAATTCTATGGGCAGGTCCCGTATATTTAGTTCTTTTAGGACTACGGTTGATTAGACCGCTCCATCTTGGGCGTCTGTCTATAGTTTATGATCAAGCTGGAAAAGCCAGAGTCGTAGCAATTACGAACTGGTGGATTCAACTTGGTCTTAAACCACTTCATCATTCTATCTTTGATAGTCTGAGAAGAATATCAACTGATGGAACTTTTGATCAAGTTAAACCGTTAGATAATTTATTATCTAACCGTTTACAAGGTCATAAGTTTTACAGTTTTGATTTGACAGCTGCTACGGATAGATTGCCGATTGATCTTCAAGTTGATATCCTTAACGCTTTAGGCGTTAATGGTACAATTTGGAAATCTCTCTTATCTTTTCCCTGGTTCTATCGATCGAATTACATTAGTTATTCGGTTGGTCAACCAATGGGAGCCTATTCATCTTGGGCAATGCTTGCGCTAACACATCATGTGGTAGTTCAGGTTGCTGCTCAACGGGTAGGTGTTAATAACTTCTCCAACTACGCAGTACTCGGAGACGACATCGTTATTAATCATAATGATGTTGCTTCTGAGTACCTTAAACTAATGGAGCTTCTAGGTCTTACTATTAACCTTGGTAAATCCGTCATATCAGATGATATGGTCGAGTTTGCCAAGAGATGGAAGACATCTGAAGGTATCGACTTTTCTCCTATAGGTCCAGGTTTAATCCTGGCCTGTATGAGAAAACCGATAACCATTGGTGCTATGTTGACAGAGGCGTTTAACAAAGGTTACGCAACTATTCCTAGTACTGTTCTATCATTAATCCGGTCTTTGCCTAACTTTGTTAGGTCAAAAGCCGAATTAGGTATTTGGGCTGCCTTCGGTGTGAGTGGATCTCTTCAATCTAGCAGCCAAGTGGACATGAGAATGTTGACTTGGTGTTCTACTAGTTTGAATATGCGAGATCCTCACCTTATAAGATATTCTTACTATAATGGAATTTTACAACTCCTTATAGAAGATATCCGTAAGGCTGTCCATAGGGTTTCTGCTAATGAAGAGGTGTTCTACCGTAATTGGTGGAAGATCTCGGCACAAACTCTATGGCCCAACAGACTGATAGAGGTCTGGACTTCCTTATTGGCGCCCGGGTTCTGGCTCTATGCATACTCCTTTGTGCTTACGAAGGAGGAGCAGGAGACTTACCGAAAAGACCTAATGAAGGGTCATTCCGGTACCTGGTCCGATATAGTCTACCTCTTCCGATTAGATCCTACTATTAATGGTAATTCCATTAATTGGTATGATCGAAAATCGGTCAAGAACTACAGCCAATCTCTTAAAAGGCTTGAGAAATATATTTCTCAAACTTATAAGGATATGGATGTATTGGGAGGACGTGATGGGTCGGAGTACTACTAAGTAGTATGCCTAGCATCTTGCACGTTCTACAAGATTACATCTTGGGACCTCTGCTCAACCACTCGAAAGGTGGAGATGCCGAGAGAAACCTGGACTGCTGCCATACAGGAATTATGGCACGGGTACATAAGATCTTATGATCGGGGGTACACCGTAACACTCC